CTCTAGCTTCAATTCCTTGAGCCGCTTGTGCTTGTGCTGCTTCTAATTGTTGTTGTGACGCAGTGCTTAATTCACCACGTTGAGCTTGGTCAATTAATTGTTTACCTTGTTGTTGATAAGGTTGAGCAATTTTCATTTGCTCTGTTTTTGCTTGTTGTCCCTGTTTTTGAGCCTTATTAGTTTGATACGCACCAATTAAACCTTGAATACCAGCCAAACCATATTTACCAATGTTTTCTGGCGACAATAATTTATTAAGCAATGTATTGTCTTGCGTTGTTCCACCGCCAATTGCAGCATTTATATCTTTAGTTGCTACGTCTTGGAATGTAGGTGATGGTGTTCCAGCACCAGGCAATTGAACCCCTGCACCAAAACTAATTGGGGTATTTGCGTTTATTCCTGGTTGATTAGATGGCTGACCAAATTGAATTGGTGGTGAAATACCGCCAGAAGCCTCTCCACCAGCAGAAGGGGTAGGTTGTGTAATATCTATTGGCGCTGAAGGCGTTGCTTGAGGTTGGTATTGATAATCACTTGTAGGAGTGCCTTGACCAGCAGCAGTAGTAATTCCACCGCCAGAAGTATCAATAGGAGTGTAAGACGATGTATCAATAGCGCCAGTATCATCAAATTCTGGCAACCCAGTGTTAGGATTGATAGTGCCAGAACCGCCTTGTTTCTTAAGACGTTCAGCTTCTTTTTTAGTAATGTGAGCCAAAACAGTATCGTTTCCACGACCTTGCTTTTGCAATATCTGAGCTAGGGCTTTCAAGTCCATGTCAGCCATAATGTCTGTTTTCAATAGTCGTGCAATTTGTTTAGCCATTTTGTGTCCCTAAGTCTTCATTTGGGTTTTTCAATGATGCAGTATTCCATACGTTTTTATACTTACCGCCAGTTTCACCAGATAATGTTGATGTTGGGTCGCCAACATTTAATGCACTAGCTAATGCTTGTGAACCAGCCGTGCTACCAGCCTGTCCAGTAGTAGCAACCGTAGATGCAGGGCTACCATAACTTGTTGATGCTCCAGATGACCCAGGGCTATTAAATGCAGTGTTAATTCCAGTATTAATCAAACCTTTTTCAAACGCATTAATCGCTTTATCAGTAGCAGAACTTGAACTTGGGTCGCCAATCAAATAATTTCCAAGCGCACTACCAGCAGCGCCTATTAAACCACCTTTTGCAGCAGCACCAAGGTCTTGACCAAGCGCTAATCCCGTTGCTGTTCCTGTTGCAAATTTTGTTCCAGCATTAGTTAATATTTTTGCTGATTCTGGAGATAACCCATACCCAACCAATTTATCAGTAAGTCCAGCACCAAACTCAGTTGCTTTTAAAGCGTCAGACACACCAGCGCCAAGACCGCCAGATAAACTGCCAAATAAAATACCTTGTCCAACATCACCGCCAGATACCAAAGCTCCTGCACCACCACCAATACCACTAGCAATTGCGCCAGTCGCTACGTCAGCTAGGATTGTAGAACCTAAAATTTCAGCACCAACAGTAGCCGCAACTACATCGGTAACAGCAACAGTTACGGCAACAGCAGTGACAGCTCCACTCATTTTATTTCCTTAGTCGTAATATATTTGTTATCAGCCAAACCATTATTAGACATTAAAGATGAAACATCGTCTGTAAATTCCATTTCTGCTTCTTCTATGCTATTTGCATTTGTCGCAAAAATCATCGTCACCATTGTTTCATCATAAGTATATACGGCTTGTTTCCTATTAGCGCTTGCAGGAATTACATTGTAACCAGTCAATTCCGATACGCTGTCCCCTATGTATATTTTGCAATGCCCTTGAACTATAAGGGTAGTAGGTATTTTAACAAACGCTCCAGAAACTACTGTTCCTTTTGGTATTGTCAAAGTCCTAGCATACATTCCACCATGCAAAACATGGTCAGTCTTTAATTTAACTTGTGGAAACTGCAACAAAACATTTTCTAACTTACGCACATTGTTAATTGCGTCTTCATCCATGCGTGATATTTCAATATTTTTTTGAGCTAATTGCATTATAAAAGGCTTTTAAAAAATACTTTGTTAGTTTCTTTATATGCTTTATTTTTTTCCATGACAACAGATAATTTGCTATCACTTGGCGCTGTTACCATAAACGCTACAGCACCATTTTCTTTAGCTAACTTTTCCATCTCTTTTAATAAAGCCATCCCAGCACCAGTCTTACGATAATCCTCTTTTATAAAAAAAGATTCTGTTACCGCAGTTAATTTACTGTAATGCAAATTAGGTGAAAGCAAAAAATTCGCATAACCAATAAGAACGTCATCATCATACGCAGCCAATGTAATCATTTTTTTTAATTCATTTAGCTTAATATACAAATCAACGTCTGTTTTTATTGGCAACATTTCTTCTACGGCGCTTTCAGCCGTGTATTCCTCAACAATATTCTTAAATTCTGAAATATTGTTTAAATCCCGATAATCTATTTGTTTGATGATTATCAATTACAAGTCCAATTCAAAAACATACGCTGGAACTGCGCTATCTTGCGCCATGCCTTGACCTTGTTTTATTTTAAACGGCAGTTGCGTCTTTTTAGCCAAATCTAAATATTTTTTATCATTTGCATACCCAGTCATTTTTTTAATGCCTTGGCTTTTTAATGTTTTTGCTATGCCTTTGATATTGTTAATTAAATTAGGCTCGCTATCCGCATTTAAAATACTTACTTGACACGTTTGTGGATTAATTAAAGTCACTAGGAAAACAGTGTTTCCAATCTGGATTAATTTATTGTTAGCTTTTTTTGTCCAACCGACTAATTTTTTAAGAAATGTATCCATGTCAGCATTAGCTCCCATTTGTGTGTGAGCAGCTTGTTTAACAATTTCTAAAGAATTCATAATTAAAGCCCCAATGACGCAACTATTTGTTCATGTATATACAAATGAGAAGCTATCCAATCGTAAAAATCGTCTTCTACGTTCCAGTTAGTATCTAACATATTAAAAGGGTTATTAAGCCCTAATAATGACGCGAATGTTTCATGCTCAACGTCATGTGCTAACAACCAATCATCAAGGTTATTAACGTCTGCATCTATCAGTGGAAACACAGGAACAGTAATTCCTGCATCCATAAATGTTTCTTGAAATAATTTATGTTGGACACCGTTTTCAAACAAAAACTCGTTAAGTGATTCAACGTCACCAAATTTAACGATGCTTAATGTGTCCATGTTCATTATTTATCTGCTTTTCCGTCTAATTTGTCAAATATTCTAGCAAGCATCCCTTTTACTTCAGCAATATCTACTCGGTAATCATCTTTGCGAACATAATTTGATGAAATATCATGTTCAATTCCCTGCTGATTTTTTTGAAGTAATTTAATTTCATCCCAAATAATTTTCAATATCCATCCACCCAAAAATCCAGTAATGGCAAAAGCAATATTGATAATTGTTTGTGGATTCATCTATTTTTAAACCTTAGTCCAAACTTCCGTTGGTAAAGTAGCCCATGTAATATTTCCAGCTACGGGATAAACTGCGTATTGTCTTACAGAATTACGGTATGCAATAAAATCGGCTTGATTAGCAAGATAAGGATTGCTCATAGCAGGATTGCCAACGTCAGCAATGGTAGTCCAGTCTGTAGCCGATAATAATGATGCGGCTGTTGCTGCATTTTCCTCTGCTGTTGGAGGAGCAGGAGGATTTGGCGGTTCAAAAGTACCGTTGTTATAAGTCCACTCTGTTGTGCAATTATCTGGACAACTCACCCACTCTAATGGAGGAGCTACAGGAAAATCTGTCTGTTCTACTTGGCAAATTCTATTGTTTTCATTTGGTGATATTAAAGCTAACATAATTTATCCTTATGCGTATTCGTAAACAATGACGATGCCAGCATTGCCAGCATTGCCGCTAGTACCAGCAGTACCAGCAGCTCCCACAGTTACAGTAACCCCACTAAATGAAGATGTGATTTTTTTACGAGCAGCACCACCACCTGCACCAGCGATAATGGCAATTGAACCAGAATTAGCACCTGATTGGCTTGCTCCAAATCCATAGTTTCCATAGCAAAGACCAGCAACACCGCCTACTTGATTACTAGTAACAACAGTAGTACTAGCAGCAACTCTACCACCTTGACCACCTGTAAGGTTTAAATCACCGCTTGCTCCTGCCCCAGGCGAGTTATAAGCACCTCCTCCAGTTGCACTAACTAAAGCTCCAAAAGATGATGTGCCACCAGTCCCAGCACCAGCTCCCAATCCCCCAGTAGAACCACCGCCACCGCCAACAACTTCAACAATGACAGAGCTTGTGTTTGCTGTAGGAGTATATGTTGCTGTTCCTGGTGTGGTGAAATATTGGATGTTAAGCAAACCACCTGTTGCACTAGGAGTGGCACTTGCACTTGCTCCAATTAAAGTAAAATTAGTACCGTTATAAGATACTGCAACAATAGAATTTGATGAAATTTGACCAGCCGTTAAAGCACTTCCTGTGCTACTAACAATGCTTAAAGCTCCTAAAGCATTAAGATTTAATGTGGATGCTCCAGTATTAGCGTTTGACGTTTTAAATGTAATAATCAAACCAACAATAGATGACAAACTTGATGGCGCTGGATTAAGCGTCACAACATAAGTATTAGCCGTTCCAGTATCAGCAGCATAACTAGAATATGTAGCAGGGTCGTTAATTGCTGAAGCAAGAACAGAAAAATCAGAGTCTAATTGCGATAACGGAATAGTAGTAGTCGCATTAGCAAAGGTATTTGGTATGGTTACTGGTTTAGTCATGTCAATTCCTATTAAAATCTTACTCTTAGTTCATGTTCAAATTCAAAGCCATTATAAACAAAATTAGGACTTGTAGATTGCGATGTAATTCCTAAATACTTACCAAACATTTGTGAGTCTGTTTTGTAAAGCGTATAACCGTTACCGCCAGACCAAGGAATTAAAGCTGAACTGTTATTTGACCAAGGAATAACGCTTCCAAGGCTATTAGACCATGAAGTTATGTTTCCTAAACTGTATTGAGTGCTTGACCCTGTTTCTGAATCAATACTTGCTGTAAGCGATGAGCCACCAGTACCTAATGTAGCTTCAATAGCAAATTTTAATGATTGTTTAGTGCGAATGTTATCGCCCATAGGAAGCAATGCTGTCTGAACAATACTAGATATTGTTGATGTAGTATTAGCGTAAAGTTGATATAAGTTAGTACCGTCAGTGCCATACAATGTAATTTTACCGCCTACTGGAGCAGACGTAATGTATTTAAGGCTATTGCCCTGGCTAGTGATAAACCATTTTTTCTCAAAAAACACCGCTTGAATGTAACGATAGCTTTGAGTAAATGTTGCATCGTAATATCTAAAATTGAATACAGCGCACAAGATGTTATTCAACAATACTTGTCCAGCATAAATTGGATTTGTAAAATCAATGTTAGGAAACACGCCATCTAACGGGTCTGACAATTTGCTGGTGGTTGAACCAACAAGTGCATACACCCCGTAATCATTCATAAATAATACTGAACGGAAGTATGGGAATATTGCATAAGCACGTTTAGTTCCAACAGAAGCCGATACGTTAGTGTTTGTAAATAAAGTTGAACCAGTTGTGGTGACGCGAACGTCCGAAAATACGTTAATACTGTCATCACCAAAAATGTATAAAAAGTTGTTGGCTGATAACAGAGAAATAATGTTTCCGTGTAATGTGCTGTCAGTTAAGGTAACTGTTCCAGCAGACACAGTAACAAAATCAGTGAAAGAAGCAGCAGAGCTATACGCAACAGTACGTCCATAAGCTATCCAAACCCGTCCAGAAAAAGTCGCAATACCAACATTATTACTTAAGTTAATAACGCCAGTTGCTTTTGCATTAGTGCCACCACCACCCGTGATGGTCACAGTGATATTTGATGAATTGGTATATCCAGAACCAGGATTGGTAATTGCTATTCCAACAACTTGACCGCCAGATAATATGGCAGTACCAGCAGCATTAGTGCCGCCACCACCAGCAATAGTGACAACAGTATTGGCAGCATTAGTATAGCCAGAACCACCGTTCGTAACCACCGCCGATACCGTACCAGTTTTAAACGTGACAACACTAGCAATCGCCGCAGCATTTGTTCCAACCCCTGCAAAAGTAACCGTTGGCGCAGTTGTATAACCAGAACCAGCGTTAGTTAATGAAATACTTGTTACTACGTTAGCAGTAACAGTAGCAGTCGCAGTTGCTTGTATGCCGTTAGCATCGTTTGGAGCGCTTATAGTGATAGTTGGTGCTGAAGTGTACCCTGTGCCACCATTTGTAATATAAATCGCGCCTACAGAGCCTACAGACACTAAATAAGTGCCATCCCAATAGAAATACCCATTAGTCGGGTCTAAAATTAGCGCTTGTGTGTTTTTCCATTGGCTAACGCTAATACCAGAACCAGAAAACTTACCAGCAGTAGCTACAGTTCCTTTGGTGTTAGTCTGTAAATTTACATATTCGCAACTACCATCTGATTGGAACGCTAAAATATAATCAATAAGATTAATATTAACGGAAAACCATCCTGTTACGGTATTTGCAAAAGTAATTCCTAAACTATTCTGAGCTGGTGTGATTTTAAGGTTGGCATACCCAATAGGCATGGCATTTTCTAGCCATGAAAATTCGTCTTCACCAATAGCAGTTCTGTTAGCCTTAGTATTTAAGCCTTTAAACTGCTTTACTATCTGGTAAGATTTTTTTTGCTCTGGAGATTGTGCCACTATTAACTCCCATCATAAGGGTCGGGAATACGTCTAGTGAAAGTAGTAGCAAGCACAGATTGAACGTGTTTCAAATACTCTTGTTTGTAAATTTCAGCTTCACCATAAGACTGCTCATAATATTTAGCAAGGTAAGCAGAATAAAATTTCACAGGGCTGGTGTACGGGTCAACAATAGTATCTACTGTTGCTGTATTTACTAAAGCAATTGGAAGCAACACAGTATCAACTTCAATTGGATATACCTGGTCTGGAACAGGAGAAACATAAATTTGTCCTTGTCCGTAAACGCTGAAAGCAATTGGTCTTCCAACGTAATTTTGCCAATAACGCAATTGAGCATTGAATTGAGTCCAAGGCATATAGCGCAATGGAATACGAGAGTTACCCCAGTAGAGGTTTATATTTAAAACGTCTAAAGTGTTAATCCCTTGTGGAAGCGCAGCGTAATTAATGTTTTCTGCGTTTCCTACATATTGTAAGTAAGCTGTTCCGTTTAAAAACGGTGTGCTTGGTGGTAATGCTGAGTTTCCTTGTGGGTATGGAGGCGCAGTTGTCCCCAATGTTCCAGCCGTTGTTACTTGATAAATGTAAATGTTAGAAAATACATAATCATTTAATGAAACAGCAGTGCTGGCAGCCCAGATATAAGGATTAGATGCACCAGAGCTAACTGGAGCAGGGGTTTGTGTTACTTGAATTGTTCTTAGGCATCCCGTATCTCTTACGACACGATTCCTAGCTTCATTGATATAATCAGTTAGCTGAGAGTCGGTATAGAAGTTCGCGTTTGCATCATGCAAAAGCCTACGGACTTCCGTAATGTAAGAAGATAGTGTAGCCATTCAGTTCTCATTTGATTAAGCAGCCGAAGGGATTTTTCCCCCTGCCTTTTTAAAGGGCAAGGGTACTTTCTCCACCACGGGGGATAAAACGCGGTCTTTTTTTGGAGCTTCATTGGTAAATTCCCACTTGTTTAAGATAGCCAAGCCATCTTTTAACTCGTTACGGGATTTAGCCCAACCAAGCCTAGCCAAATACGGTTCTTTGTCTTCAACACCATAACCAAAAATATGAGTAGCAATTGAAATTGGTAATTCAACAGTTGCGCCAGGTTTAAAGTCATATTTAACCCCGTTCCAACCGTCAACCAGTTCAATGTCAGAATGATTAGTTACGAATATTGTATCCATAATTAGAATGTTACCACATCGCCATATACGCGAATATCTAAAGTACCGCCAGAAACAGCAGTATTTACTTTCACATACAATGCTTGAGATACATTTCCCGTTAAAACAGTTGTAGTGCTATAAGGTGAGGCTACAGTCAAATCTTGGTATGTACCAGCCGCAGTTAAGTTAGACAAAACTACGTTTGATACAACAGCATTACTCGCGTTACCATCATTTGAAGTCAAAATAGCAATATTAGCAGTACCAATATTGCCACTTGGGTTCTGAACAGTTACACGGCGAATAATTACACCACCAGATGAAGCAGCAGTAGAACCTACGGTTACACCGCCGCTTAAAATGGGGAGAGCGACTACAGCATTACCAGTTGAGCCAACAGATACAGTTACAGCATTAGCAACCGCAAAGCTACCAAAACTACTTCCATAAAGTTGACTGACTGAATCTGGATTTGCCATGTTACTCTCCTATTATGAGTTGTATGTGCCAGTTACAGCTTGACCACCGTCAACAGTAGCTAGTGTAATTGTTGTGTTTGTAGCAACAGTTACGTTAGCACGGACGTTAGTACCGTCTGAAATTAACACACCGCCAGTATTGTTAGCTAACAATGTTGACCAAGTTGCAGTGCTATTTGAAGCGTTGTATGCAGATACAGCCTCAATAGTTACGTTTGCAGTTGGGAACACTAAGTATGTACCAGCAGGAACAAGAACAGTTGTGTTGTTTGCTGATAAAGTAGTTAGCTGCCAATACGCGCCTGGCGTGTTGGAAGTAGTACCAGAAATGATGATTTTATTTAAACCTAATGCCATGACTTATTCTCCTTAAATAGTTAATGAATTATAGCCAGTGACTTTGGTCATTGCTTTTGGTTTAGTATTTACTAACTCAGCAATCATCAATACAGCACCTACATAACCAATTTGCCAGTTAGGAAGTGTTGACTCAAAACCTGTAAACACAAATGAACCTTGGTCATGGATATACAATGACAAGTAGTTTGTGTTAATGAAGTATAGAGTACCTTCTGGGCAATATGGGTCTGGATAGATTGGCACACCAGCAACCATCAATGCGCGGAACGCAGCTTGAGGACCGTTTGCATCGCCACTGAAACCACTACCAGGAGTGATAACGTATTGCTCTTGACCAACAAAGTCTTGTGCTAACAATGTCCAAGTACCAAAACCGCAAACACCGAATGAAGGCACTTCAGCACCGTTTTTAACAGTACCAGAAATGTATTGCAATACGTTTTGACGAGTTGGGTTAGTTGAACCAGCCGCATATACTTTAGACTTCCACCAGCCGTATGTTGAACGGTTAATGTTACCGTATGTTGCTAATGTTGTGCCGTCATCAATCGCACCAGGCAAGCCGATGAATTGTTGCGTGTTAGTTGTATTGTTATACAACGCAGTAGCCATACCGTCCATCATCACGTTTGTAGCATCGTTCATACGAGCTTCAATCAATGGAATGACAGCGTGGTCTTGTTGCACTACACCTTCCATACCGAGGAATGGTACAGGTGCAATCATTAGCTTCAAGTTAAATTCAGCATTGTAAGCGCCTTGTTGAACTGCTGGCTGGTTGAATGAACCAGAGTAGTCAGACCACTGAGCATTTACGAATTGTGAACCTTGAACAGGAACAGTTACTTGAGAAACACCGCCCGTTGCAGATTGACTGTTTGCAATCAACGCTGCTAACAAAGGAGTGCTGTTATAAAGTTGTACGACCAGCTTTGGGATAAAAGCCCTACGGGTGACGTAGGTCAGTTCGTTATATTGCGATGTACCTGAAGCTGGAAGAATACCGCCACCAATAGCCATATTATCTCCGATTTACCAAAAAATATCCCCTATTTACTACTTTAAAGACCGATAGGTTTGCGTGGTTTACGCAAGTCATTCAGTGCTTTTGCTGCCTCATTCCGAGCGCCTTGTACTGGATTTTTCCAATAATCATTCAAGTTAAACTTGCTCATAGCGCTTGGATTGTAACCAGTTGGTGTTGGAACAGCAGATTGTTTCATCCACGCAAAATATTCAGCCGCCGTTTTATGGTCAGCAATATTTTTTTCCAACATTACTTTTTCTACTTCATCAATTTCTTCTTCGTTGGCTACTAAACCATCACGCAAAAGACTTTGACGACGTTCTTTAAGTTTGTCTAAAGCATCTCTCTCACGTAACTTGGCTTCTAAATGTTCGACACGTTCATTAGATTTGCCTACTTCTTTTCGTGTGTAGTCTTCAATGTCCAATTCTGGAATTGGCATTTCTGGCTTCACTTGCTTTGTCATACGCAAAAAATCCTTGCGAGTAGCAGGATTCTCAGCGAGTTGTTTAGCTAAAGCAGCAAGTTCATCTCTTGCTTCAAAACTTAAATCTTCTAAAGACATTTTTATCCCCTAAGTTATTAAATAACTCGTTTACCGTTACCTGGTGGAACGATAGTCATTTTGTTTTGGTTAGCACCTTTACGAGCGCTATCTAAACCGCCAAGATGTGCATAACGTGGTGGGTTAGTGATTTGACCGTTTTGTTGGTTATCAGTTAATGGATTTCTGATTGCTGCTGAACCGCGTGGTTTGAATAAGTCCATGATTATTTCCTTTTACATTTGTGGGGGTGAAGGTGGTGCGCTTGGTGGAACGCCTGGAGGAGTACCACCGCCGCCAGGAGTCATTCCTGGAATTACTGGCGCTTGAGCAATTGCTTTACCCTCTGGAGTAGCGCCACCAGCTTGGGGTAAACTTTGTAGCATCTGTAAAATCTCAGATTGCTGCAATTCATTTGTCTTGCCTTTTTTCTGACCAATAATGCCTGTCAAGCTCTTGAGTGCTTGCAACGCTTTTTGACCTTCGTCTGACTCACTGCCAAGAGCAGGAAGTGTTTGTTCAATTAAATCCATCGCCATTGATAGATTAACCATTGCAGCTTCTTTGCTGCCCATTTTTGGTTCTGGTGTGGACATTGGAGAAGACATTGGAGGAGATGCGTTATCTGACATACCAGCAGAAGCAGGAGTATCACCAGCATCAGCGCCAGGCGCTCCGCCTTTCATTAGTTCCATTAATTTGTCTGAAGGTACGCTCATATCCAAATCCTAAAATAATTTTGTGTAATAAATACACCAATTAAAAATAAGTGTCAAGTAGGGGTAATATTTTGCTTCCCACCCCCAAGGGAGGTTTCAGTCTGAGCTGAAGTAATTTTAGGAGTTTCCTCCCTCAATTACTTACGTGCTTTACGACCTTTATGTTTACGACCACGAGCCATGATTATCTCCTAGCAAGTTATGTAACTCATTTTATGGGAGAGCCACACACCCCTTTTTTGCCTTGCGACAAAAACTTATCTACGAGCTTTGCGACTTTTCTTACCGTATTTGCGACCAGACATACTACCTCCTTGCTTGCCTTGCTGAAGGGCTGCGCTGATTAAATGTTTTAATCCCCGATGCTCTGTATTGCAGATTAGCAGGAGCGTCCAATGCTTTCAAGTCCCTAGCGGAAACTTTTGGTTGGTCTGCTTTTGGTGCGATTGTTCCTTGCATTATTCAGCTCCTTCTAATTTTGCTTCTTTGCCTTGTGGCTTTTGCTGCTGCGGCTGTTGAGCTGCTTTAGCTTCCGCTATCTTTAGCTTGTCTTTCAACAATTGTTTCATTGGCGGTTCAAGCAAGTCAAGCAATGATTCTTTGTCGATAGCTTGCGCTTTAAATAGATTAAATGCAAGTTGTCTTAAGTCTTCTGTAAAGATTGGGCTGTTAGAGTGTGCATCCACTTTCACAACAAAATCTTTTGTAAATTGTTCCGCAATAAACGGGCGACCTTCAACATCTTTAAAGTGAGTATCATCATAGGCTTGCATCAGCTTCAAGTAAAGCGTTGCTACTTTCTCTAAAGCGTCTTCAACAACAAGCGCACGTTTTTTAGCACGGCTAGAACCTAGACGAGCAAGTTGTGATGCGTGTCCTTGTGAACGTACCCCTGCTTCACCACGACCAGAAAGCACATTACTTATGCCAGACATTTCCGCAAACATAGCGTCAATCTCATGGATTGTTTCGTATAAGTCTGCTGGCATTTCTGGAGCAAGTCTGTCAGCTTTTGCGTTTGGCATATCAGTTGAAAGCAAACCACCAGGACGATTAAGCGCAAAATTCTTTTCATCTAAGATACCACTGAAGCCAGTTAAGGCTGTTGGAGGATTAACTTGTTTAGCAAGTAACTCTAAAATCTCACCCATACGCTTATTGCGTAATTCTTGAAGTAAAACTAAGCGTTGAACCTCAGATTGTCCCCAATAATAGTCATATTGTGGATTTGGACAGATTTGAATGAAAGGAAGCTCTCCTTTTAGGAATAATGAGCCACCTTCACGGTCATAAATGACTACACTAGGATTTGCGATGGTTACGCACTGATAATCCATTGTTTCGTCATTCCATACCCATAATTCGCGCATTTCTACTGTTTCTTCGGCTACTTCAGCCTTATAACGGTTAGTTCCTCCTAAATCTAAGTTTACGTTACCGTAAATTGTTGGATTTGATTGCGACATAAGAATACGGTCAACCCCATTAGGCTGGTCTGTAGATTCTTTATATCCGCTAGTAGTAATGCGTTTAATGATTTCTTCGCGTTTAGGATGTGAATATAAACGTGAATATAATTCTGACTTAGTGATGTAATACGTTTGAACAATTGCTTCTTGTCTGTCAGTGTATGGCGCGTCTTCTCTTAGTACGCCCATTGAGCCTGGGTCAACCATGTATGGATGGATGCCATTGTTTACAACAAGTTTAATGAACGTGCTGTTGTATGTTAAAGCCCAGTTTAATGCTGTAGAGAATACTTGGTCAGCATTAGAGTTAAGCCATTCATCATTAAGTGCGTGAGTAAGTGATGGAGTTTTTTGATGCTCCATTGGATTAACTGAAGCACCAAGATTAATTGAAAAGCGCGTAGTTTCAGCGCTATAAAGAAAACTAGATAACTGGTCTGTATGTGGATAAATTTTATTAAAGATTGCTGGCGGTTCATCCACACCAGCACCAAACAAATACCAAGAACGTAGAGTAGAGTAATCAGCCCTACGCGTCTGTGCCGAAACTAAACATTTCTGAATTAGCTCCTTATAGAAAAATTCTCTTTCCTCTGGCTTGGTAGGTATTCTCATTCTGATTTTATACTCAAGTTTTCATGGTCTGCAATATAACTTGCGGCTTTTGGTCCTGTCAAGTTTCCTGCATCCTGCGGTTTAATCCCCACTGGTTCATCAGCAACAGGCATAGCATATCGTCCTGCTATGACAGAGTTTAAATCAACTCCTTTAAATCCGCCACCCCAAATTGCAGCATCTCTTGGTTTTGCTTCTTGCGGTTGTTGTGCTTCGTATCTTTCAAGTTCCTCACGTTGTTCTGGCGTTAGGATTTTATTTTGCTGGAAGTATCCAGCTTGATGCTCGCCTTCGCGCGTTGACTTGATGTTTGTCATATTGAAGTCTTGCGCTAAACCTTTTAGCGTTGCATCCGCTTTTTTAGTGCGGTCAGTCTTAATTCCTGGCGCTTGCAAGTAAACCTTCAATACTTCCTCCTCGCATCCCTTCATCGGGCATTTAGCTACTCTGCTTTCAAAGTAACCGTGTTTCGCGCATTTAAAATCGTGTAGTGCTGCCATGTTATCCCCTCAATTGTTCGTCTATATCTAAACCAGAATAATCATTACGGTTACGAACCCCAATGTTTAGAGTAGGCTTTCCGTTGACAAACTGGATACCATACCCGCGAGTTAATCGCGGTTTGTCCTCTTTGCGATACTCTACAAATTTGGACGTATCTCTGTTCTGCATGATGGCTACGCTACCACGCCGCCACGCCTCATAACCCTTTGAAATTCTAATCTGCATATATTCAGTAAGCGGATATTCCTCGTCTATGAATATTTTTTGCAAACTATCCTTGTGTATTCCACACAGTTCAGCAAAAAGGTTAAGACTAATGCCACGGTTCTTGTCTTCAATAAACCGCTTCATTATCCGCATCAAATCTCGTTTAAGAATTGTTTTGCCCATAAACACCTATATTTTTCAAGTAGTTAGCAACATTTCGACCAATTGCAATCTGGTCTGTTGGCTGTTCATCTTGAGAGCGTGAAACGTGTTTAGTTATTTTTTGAGCAATCAAACGCGGCTGTAGTTGTTCTGCAAACGCAGCACAAGCTAAAGCTGCTGCAATTACTCTGTCATCTTTATTGCGACCAGACGCTTCAATAGAACCGCCGTCACGCACAATGGTTTTCATTTCCTCCAGTGTGTCTAAAGAATAAATACCCATCATGTCACGCTCAAAATAATCTTTCATGTATGAAAGCATACGCTCTTTACTTTGATGTGTGGTCAGCCATCCAATTGAATTGGACATACCGCCCATCGTATCGTTTCTGCGCCAGATATAATTTTGCATGTGTCCGTAAACGTCCATCAAGTCTTTACCCATTGCGCCGCCCATTGAAACCGCTTGGCGTTTCAAATTCTTTAGCTCATTGATGACGGCTTGCCCTGGACCATTGACTTCAAGGTTAAGTGTAGAGTTTTTGTAAGCACCAGCCAAGTGAGCAATCACCCAAGCAAACTGGTAAGTATTCATTTCAGAAGTTGCGAACTCAGCCACTTGCTCCAAGCCATCAGCATAGCATCGGAAGACCTGGATACAAAACCTATCAGCCCAATCAGAAGACCCATAGGCAGGGTCAGCGCCAATAACGTAATAGGCAGTATCAATTGGTTCTTCCCAGACCTTAAGCGTGGCGAGCCTCTCAGTTGACTGTAGAACTGTCGTGTCCTGGAAGTTTGCCCCCATGCTGTATCTATAACAATCATAGTTAATCTTTTTTGCAATCTTATACGCATCTGTATTTTTCGCATTTGAGAAGTAAGAAGTCCCTGTCATCACGAAGGCGTAGTCTTCTGTCGGAGGAAACTCTTGATACATCAAGGCATCATCCTTGATACCCTCTATCATTTTCCACCGCCACCACGCCATCTGTCTTGAGTTAATATCTATGTTGTAAAGTTTCTTAATGTCTTTAACCCACTCCTTCTCCTCGCCAGTGAGCTTGCCATCCCAATACACTTTGTAAATATCACTGTCGGGGTCAGCAGAATAAAACTCATTGCGCCACCATCCGCAGAAGATAGCCCGTTGTGTACGGGCGCGTTTAGCAGTGACATACATATCATGGAACATATTGAAGCCACGGGCAGTGGACTCAAAGATATACAGACGATTAGGATTGGTTTCAGCAAGAGAAGCCAATAATGATGCCAAGCCTTCTTCATCTCCCCATGAGCTTGTTTCTGTCCCGTGTAGAAAGGTTATCCCTTTGCCTCGCCCTAGCGAGCCTTTAGCGCGTAAGCCAGCGACTTGGTAGAATAGACGGCTTCTATTACGCAAGCCCAATTGATTACGATTATGAACCAGGATAGGAATACGGTATTCTTTTGGCAAGCCCTCCATATACATTGCGAGCGTAGAGCGAAACATATCTCTATTCTCCTCTGTGTCTGTAGTGAGCGTCCCATTCAGACCAGCATTTTTGAAATGCCAATACAAGTCAAGCGCCAAGCTGATAGTCGTGATACCGAGCTGCCGTCCCTTTAAGATAACAAAGAAATGTATGTCTTCGGCTAACCCCTTGGATATTTCATCCATCACATAGGTTTGTGTGCCGAGTAGGTTGCCCATCTTAACCAAGCCTTTTTCCTTGGTTTCAATCTTTAACTCAGAACAAAACTTGTAGAACTCTTGGAGATTGAATTTCATTTAGTTTTCTTTTTAAATTTGGCTTCTACAAGGCGCTTTACTTCTTCTGCAAAGGCTTCGCCGTTATGGTCTTTAAAGAAAGACAGTTGTTCTTTGCGTGACTCTTTACGCAAACACCGCATAATTGATTCTACGGCTTCATCAACCGTAGCGGGTCTAAAGTCCATTCTTTTCCTTTAATGCTTGTTCAATAGCAGTATAAAAATCATAATATTTGCCTTCATAAAATTTCCACATTGCTTGGACATCATCATCCGTTAATTCTTGCCATTGATGATTTAATGCTTCTTTACAGGTATTTATTGCTCTAACTAATAATAATTCTGATTTATCTGCATCAAATAAAACTTCTCTTTCTTTTATTGGATATTCCATTGCTTCAATTGCTAATTTTAATGCTTCGTCTTTAGTCTTCGTCTCTAATGACATACATCCCCCGTAGTGTCGTTTCTTCGAACATTGAATGGTCTGGAAGACCAGGCTTTACATCTTTGTGGAGCAAATAGATAACATTTCCAACAACCACATAGTCGTTAGAAGCATTAGTCTTATTACTTAATTCTCCACACCCTAAATCCATTGCCTTCTTTCCTAACGGTGAACTTCTTATCACCCAGCTTGTTACGCTTGTAATTACAATTGCAGATATTCTGCGAACTCACGCCTTCCACATAGAAGCTATCCTCAACTTCCATATCATCGTATGGATATACGTTCTTACTTTTCATATCTGGTAATGGTACTTTCTTAGTAATCTCTATCATCGTAATCTCCTAATACACGACTAACATAATAAATTATATTTATTTAAAAGTAAAACAATAGTCGTAAAAAAACCCCTTTCGGGGTTCAGTATGCAGTTTTGTTTCTTATGTAGTTTTGTATTAATTCAAGAATTGACTTGTCTTGATTGATTGGAACATTTGTTTCTCCAGCATGACCAGGAGCGTGCATCTCTGTTCCTTTGATTGGTGTTGTTACTTGATAAAATAATGTCTTTAATTGAGGTATTGCTTTTAATAAATCTTTACCAATATCTGTGTCAAATATGTTTTTACCAGCAGGAAGTTTAGATTGAATACGCGCTAACTCTGGATAAAATCCACGACCTGTAAAATCGTCTGATAAATTATATTTGTCTTTATATTTATCATAAGAATCTCCAATAGCTTTACTTCCTTTGTTTAAATCATCTATAGATAATTCTCCTAAAGGAGTTCCCCTAAATCTTGGGTCTTGTTCTTTTCTTTCATTATCTAATAAGTGTTGATGCTCGTGAACAAATGTTTCTGCTGGTGTATAACCAAGTTTTTGACCTTTAGCCCATTCCAACATTTCTGGACTTAAATTTACTTCACCAGGCTTTTTATTTGAATAAGAACCGTATTCTCCATCACCTTTATCGTAATTGATTTGTTTGACACCAGAAGTATCTTTATACCTTCCAGTAGGCGAAAATATGTCTGCTGCCATGCTTCCATCATAAGGATAAGCACTTCCAGCAACATTAACACCCAATTGCGTCTTTAACGCATTTATCAAATCTTTATCTGCCATGTGAAGAATAATAATTCATATAAACCAAAATGTGTATTTTTTTTTGGGGGGTAGTCAGTTGGGGCTCTCGCTCACACAGGGGTCATGCCCAATTGAAATGGGCGCGGGATACTGGTTATATGATTAGATATAACGCCACAATAGCCATATAACGCTATATAAGCGCGTATAACGCAATATTTAATATTAATTAATATGAATGTATCGCCGCCCATATTAAAGCGAGACTAGGGCGATTATATTGTTTTATATAACGCGGGGAGTGTATATACCCCCCGTTCTTATCGCTCATTCTCATAGCTGGCTAATATGATTTATATATAGTTACCTATATATTGGTATTTATACCTTATATATATATATAGCTATATTGGTAGTATATAAATATATTTAAATAATATGTTTACACTACTATTAATAATATGATACTGTTATACCTGTAATAAATTCTTAACGTATATAAAGGGCTTTAATCATGTCAAACGCTGTATATCAAAAAGTAACTGATAGCATAATTGCACAATTGGAAAAGGGCGCGATACCTTGGGTTAAGCCATGGCGCGCCGATAGCACGGCCGATAAGAATTTTATCAGTCAAAAGCCTTATCAAGGTATTAATACTTTAATCTTAGGTATGGCAGGATTTACTTCTCCAGCTTGGGCTACATATAAACAGTGGCAAGAAAAAGGCGTGCAAGTTAAAAAAGGTGAAAAAGCCACTGAAATTGTATTCTTTAAGCAAGTAACAAAAGAGAGCGTAAACGATAGCGGCGATACCGAGTCAAACCGATTTGCTGTATTAAAAACGTATTTTGTATTCAATGCGGAGCAAACCGATATTAAGATTATGCCAAGCGTCGAACCTAGCGAACCTTTTAATCCAATTCCAGCGATTGAAAGCAAAATAAAAGAGACTGGCGCTATTATCAATCACGGCGGCGATGCTGCTTTTTATATGCCAAGTAGTGACTCTATCCAGTTACCGAACCCAAGCGCCTTTGACAGTGACTCTCACTATTACGCTACAGCCTTTCATGAATTAGCACATTGGACGGGCGCTAAACACCGCTTAGACCGCCAGCTAGATAAAGGGCGATACGGCAATCCAGCTTACGCCTTTGAAGAATTGGTTGCGGAAATTAGCGCGGCTTTCCTATGTGCGGATTATAAAATTCAAGGCGATTTACGCCATGCTGGCTATATTGAAAGCTGGCTTAAGGCTTGTCGCGACGATAACAAGGCGATTTTTAAAGCGGCGGCGTTAGCACAAAAAGCGGCGGATTTTATCAAAAACGAGGGCGCTTTATCAATTGATGAAAGTTTAGCGGCTTAATATCACTTTTAAACGCCTTAGACCGATTTAATCTAGGGCGCTTATGGATTGATATTAATCAATCATTTTCTTAATGTTATAGGGGCTTAAAATGAATTACGCAATATTTCAAATAATGCGCCATGCGCTAACGCTACAAAAAGAGTTTAACTTTACATTGAAAGGCGGTAAGCAATGAAAAACCGATACTTCACTAACGGCGCTTTTATTCTTATGCTGGCTTGCTACATTGTGCCAGCGCTTATTATCTCTTTAATCATTTTATAGGGGCTTAATCATGTCATTAAATACCGATTTGCACAGTATTAGTGAAATCGCCGAAAGCGTTTATTTTTCGGTTATTGATGAATTAGACATGAATGATGAGTGCATTAATATGCTAATTGATGGCTCAACCGAAAACACGATACGCGGACAAGAGCTGTATTACTTAATTGAGGACGCAATTAATAACGCAATCAATAGCGAGGTGCAATGATGGCTAAATTTAGAGTAAACCAGCTAGTGCAATGCACTGTAAACGTGTGGTATGTAATAGAGGCGGAAAGCGAAACAGAAGCAAAATCCATAGTAAATTTTATTGATACGCCTACTTGCGCTAATTGGTGCGATTATGAAATTGTTAGCGATGATAAAGTTTTACTAACCAAAATTGTAGAGGTGAAATGATGGCTCATATTTTTACTAATGAAAACGGCGCTATAGAATTGCATGACGTTTGGGGGTGTGACGATATTCAAAGTGTGCAAAGTAGCAGGGATGAACCTTTGCTTAATGATGAACAATGCAAAAAGGTTATAGAGTTATTGGCTTATACGTTTGATGCAAACGAAGGTATAAATTGGCTTGTAGTTGAAAACGCTATTGATACAATTTTAGGGGGTAACTATGAAAACTGAACAATATAAAATGCACACGCCCACGCTACGTGAATTAATCGCCCGTTCTTATGATTTATTTGAGGACTGGCATTTACGCCGTCAATGGGTAAAACAATCGTTTTACTTATACCAAAGCAAAAAACACATTGTGTTGACAGGTAAATATCCTAGACAATAGCCCTAGTTTTAATTTTAAGCCGCCTTAGGGCGGTTTTTTATTGTCTTTAATCTCATTACATAGGTCTTTAATTAATCGTTCGTTTAATCGCTTTATTTTGCATTGCTTATTTTTTAATCAACCCTATATAGATACTAGATAATAGAAATAATAAATATAGGTATTTAACCAATATGTATTGGTTAATATATATTTATATATATGTAATAGTATGGCACATGAGTTATCCACAAGTTATCCACAGAATTATCCACAAGTAGTGGTTTTCTTATACGCGTGTAATAGACGAAAAAAAAGCCCCGATTAAGAGGCTTTAAAATGACACCCTGTATCATGGAGGACGATACGCGCCCACAGTGACACATAAAATAGTAGTTGACAATACAATACTAATCACCTAACCTACGCTTTCCTATCATTCTTAACGGGACAAACCAAATGAAATATTGTATTGATTGCGTTCACCTACGCGGTAACACTTGCCGCAACCCAAAAACAGCAGACGAAAGCCCGATTGACGGGACGCTAAAGTTTTATCGTGCTGAAACCTTGCGAGGTATTAGCGTATGCGGTAAAGAGGCTAGATTGTTTGAGCCTGTAATTCCTAGTGAAATACCTTCACAACCTTTTTAATTCTTAACGGAGAAACTTATTATGGCAAACGATAGAAGCGATTTTGAGCCAGAGATACGCAATTCCGCATGGTGGGCTAGTGATAGCCGCCAAGCAGTCAACGGCAAAGCAATTGAAGTCATCATGCAGAAGCAAGGCAAGATGGAAAGACCAGACTTAAGCGGTATTGAAGCCGTGCAGATGGGTCATGTTATGCAACCTATTATTGGTCAATTAGCACAATCAAAATTACAAATGGAGTTAAAAGATGCTGACTATATGCTCACTCACCCTAATCATAGCTGGCTACGCTCTCATTTTGACTTCATTAGTAGCGATGGGCGAGTGCTGGTGGAAGCCAAAAACTACAATGCTGGCGCTAGGAACAAGTTTGATGCTGACAGTAACAGGATGCCTATTGCTGATTATGTCCAGCTAGTGCATGAAGCCGCAGTTCACCAAGTAGATAAAGCAGTTCTAGCCGTGCTTTTCGGTGGTCAAGAGTTCGTAACGATTGAGCTAGACGTTACCGAGCAAATGAAAGAAGACGTTATTAAACAAATGGCGGTCTTTTGGGGTCACGTTCATACAGATACCTTGCCCGAACCCGAAACAATAGAGCAAACCAAGCTACTTTATCCAATTGACAATGGTAGTAGGTTAGTTGCTACACAGTCACTAGAGCAGGGATGCTACGCATTGCGTGAGATTAAAGATTTAATCAAGCAATACGAGGATAAAGCTGACGAGCTAGAAGCAAAAGTTCGTGCGATTATGGGCGAGCATAGTGAAATTGTGACATTTGAAGGTAAAACCCTCGTTTCATGGAAAACTAGCAAGCCAAGCAAGCGCTTTAATGCTGATTTATTCAAACAAGCCATGCCCGACATTTACGAACAATTTGTTATTGAACAACCAGGCTCACGCCGCTTTTTGGTGAAAGGATAAAACATGGCTACCGACTTTGTTCATACAGACGAGGAATATACAGACGTTTTACGCGACTTTTATGCTGGTCTGGCTATGATGGCATTAATTCCAATGATTGAAAGCGCTGAAGTGGGTCAGAGGATGCCTAGTGCGGCTTTTGATATTGCTGAACAAATGATTGCTGAAAGGAGTAAACGATGAGTGCAATTATTCCTGTAAATGATATGACTGTAATGGCTGAAAGTATTGTTGCTTCTGGCTTTTATGGATTTAAAACTAAAGAGCAAGTCATGGCAGTGATGCTAGTTGCTCAAGCTGAGAATAAACATCCAGCGACAGTAGTGCAAGAGTATGACATTATTCAAGGAAGACCAGCGTTAAAGACGCAAGCTATCTTAGCTAGGTTTCAATTAGCTGGCGGCAAGGTGCAGTGGGTAGAAAACACTAGGACTAAGTGCGTGGGGACATTTACGCATGAGGCTGGCGGTTCTATCACAGTTGAATGGACAATAGATATGGCTAAACAAGCAGGGCTATATCGTGCTGGCAGTGGGTGGGAGAAATATCCAGAGGATATGCTACGCGCTCGTGTAATTAGCCGTGCGGTTCGTAGTATCTATCCTGCTTGCATTTTAGGTCATTATTCAGTAGAGGAAGTGCAAGATTTTGATAATAAACCGACAATCAAAGACATGGGCGAAGTTGAGATACTACGCGAGAATAATAATCCAAATCCTACGGGCATTGCTCTTTGGCTTCCTGCTGGTAATGAGCCTTATAGTTATCATGCGAATGTAGATAGCTGGATAGGTGCTTTTGGTGCGCTTGTAGATAGAATTGAGAAAAGCCCAAAATACTCTGTAGAGGATAAAGAAGCTAAAATCCAAGAGCTACGCGATGCTAATGAAACCTTTGTTAGCAACCTAGACCCGAAAGACAAGATTAAACTTGTCGGGATTATCAACATTGCTAGAGGACACATGAAAGGTTAGTTATGGCAGAAAACCAACACAAAGCTGATTTTGGTATCGGCGTTTTATTTACCAACCATAAGAAAACAAATCCTAAGTCGCCAGACTTCACGGGTCAAATCATGTTAGCAGAGGACGCTAAAGCTGGTGACATTATTAAAATTGGTGCATGGCAACGTGATACCAATAAAGGGACGCTATTTAGCCTTAAACAAGATACTTGGAAACCTAGCGGTCAAGCACCAGCGAAAGAGTATCCAGTAGAAGTAAATAGCGGCGTTAATGAGGACGAAGTGCCTTGGTAAACTTAGCCTTAATGCTACCTTATCCACCCAGCATCAACGCTTATTGGAGAGCTAATGGTCATCGCCGCTTTATATCGGCTGAAGGTCGGAAGTTCAAAGAGGATGTTGCTAAGTATGTTATTGACGAGAAAGTTCCTAAACTCGGAGATGCGCCGCTTAAAGTCGTGATTATTTTACAGCCAAGGGATAGACGTAAGACGGACATAGATAATCGCATTAAAGCAGTGCTAGATAGCTTACAAGACGCTGGTGTGTATGACGATGATAGCCAAGTATTTTATTTACAGGTTCATCGTGGGGAAGCAGTTAAAGGCGGCAGATGTTTAGTTTACATAGAAGCCCACCAGCCCGAAGGTGAATTAAGCCCCGTGCTTAATCGTTAAGAACGTAACGGGGCATACGTTTCGGGTAGCCCCACTAATACGAGGACATGATGAAAGAAATCTATCACGCTTACGAACAAGGTTATATCCAAGCAGTAGAAGCAATCCATGACAAGATTGTTGAGCTGGAGTGTGACGAAATGGGACGGGTATCTTTTATTGAAGTTCTATCACTTGTAGATGGCTTAATTAAAAAGGAGTTATTGCAATGAAAAAGATTATTGCGCTATTAATGACTGTTGCGTCTTTAAATGCCAATGCAGACAGTTGGCAAACAACAAATCAAAATGGCGGGAGAATAGTTTTAACTGAAACGCCATGCACAGGCAAAGTTAATCAATGGGTAGCATTTACGCAGTCTAGTAATGCTCAAACATTGTTTGGATGTTGGTTTTATTCTGAAGGTTTTGCAATGGTAATTTGGAGTGACGGGGACGTAAGAACCTATCCAGCTAATACATTTGTGAAGGTGACAAAATGAAAACGACATTGATAGAAAGAATTTTAAATCACTTAAAGACGCAAGGTGAAATAAGCTCTAAAGAAGCAATTGACGCTTATGGAGTGACTAGGCTTGCCGCAATTATTTTTGAGTTGAAGTGCAAAGGTCACAACATTATTGCTGAAAGACGCACAGTAACCAATCGCTACGGGGATGATTGCCAAGTAGCATTTTATAAACTAATCGGGGATTAAAATGAAAAATACACACTTATTTGTTGCAACGCCGATGTATGGCGGTATGTGTGCTGGCTACTATACTCAAGCCATGCTAACACTACAAAAGCAAGCGCAAGACGCTGGCATTACATTGAGCTTTAGTTTTATGTTTAATGAGAGCTTAATCACTAGGGCGCGTAATTCTTTGGTTCACGGCTTCTTAAGCACTAAGGCTACGCATTTAATGTTTATTGATGCTGACATTAAATTTCAACCAGAACAAATTTTTCCAATGATTGAAGCTGATAAGGACATTATCTGTGGTATTTACCCCAAAAAGGAAATTAATTGGCAGTCTGTTCGTGACGCTATTGGTCGCGGAGTTAGTAATGAGGAACTTAAAAACCATACTGGTGCGTTTGTAGTCAATTTAGTTGAATACGAAGGTTCAGTCACTATTCCAATTAATGAGCCAGTAGAAATCTGGAATGGCGGCACAGGCTTCATGCTGATTAAACGTGAAGTATTTGAGCAATTAAAAGGCAAAGTCCCAACCTACACCAACGACATGACGGATTTAGGCGGCTTCTTAAAGGCTAACGTGATTGATGAATACTTTGCGACTAGCATTGAGGAAGGCACTAATAGACTTCTTTCCGAGGATTATCACTTCTGCCAAGAATGGCGCAAGCATGGCGGTAAAGTTTATGCAGCTCCGTGGGTGGAATTAAGCCATATTGGAACATACGCGTTTGACGGCAAGTTATTGCAAACAGCATAGTTTATGGGGCGAAAGCACACAATTTTTTTACTAACAAATAACAAAAATTGTCCTTCGACAAGACAGTGTTAGTAGCCCCACCCTTTTGGAGATAGTAATGAGTAAACAATATCAATATTCACAAGACTGGTTTAGCCACAACATTGAAGGCTTAAAGATGATGATGCGTCTTTTGCCAGATAACAAGTTATTCCTTGAAGTCGGTAGTTACGAGGGTCGCTCTACTTGTTGGTTCTTACAGAATGGTTTGGCTGACGATGGCGCTATCTTTTGCTATGACACATGGGAAGGTAGCGAGGAACACAGCGCAGAGCAGTCACGCGACTTGTATCAAAAATTTAATCACAACACTGAGCTTGCAAAGAAGCCTACTCAAAGCGTTTATTCTTTTATGGGTAAGTCCGTTCATACTATTCGCAGACAGCAGATGGAGTTTGACTTTGTTTACATTGACGGAAGCCACCAAGCACCAGACGTTCTAATGGACGCTTGCTTAACATTCCGTATGCTAAAGCCTGGTGGAATTATGGTTTTTGATGACTACCTATGGAAAGATATGCCAGGGGTACTACACCAGCCTAAAATAGCGATTGATGCTTTTGTGAATATCTTTTCAGAACAGCTTGAAACCGTATTAATTGGCTATCAATACGGTATCAGAAAACTCTAACGTCTAGTTTTTCTAGCTGTCTTTTTAGACTTACGAAATGCTGAAGCAGTGGGAGCGCCTTTACTTCCTGGCGTTCTCATTTTTTCTCCGCTTCCTTTTCTAATACGTTCACGTTTTGCGTGAATATTAGCGTATAAACCTTTTTTCTTTTTCATCTACAACCCCATCTTCTTCTAGCTGCTTTACCACGTTCACCTTTCCAGCTTTTACTTCTAGCACAGAAAGATTTATGACGAGGGTTCTTAGTATCTTTCGTTGGGGCTTTCAATTTAGAGCCAGTAGCGCGATTGTGCTTTGCTCTACCTTTAGCAGTTAATCCAGCGCCTTTAGATGCTGGTAACTTCTCTCCCCTACCTACAGACAGTTTTACTTTTCTCTTTGTAGTCATTAAGAAAAATTCCTTGTTCCGTCATGGTCAATAATTAATCTTTGCAAGCGAGGCGTTTTGCCAGTTTCAGCGAAGCCGATGTGACACCAACTATTAAATTCATAAATAACCTGGTCGTATTGTATATCAGACCCAATAATGGCATGGACAATATCACGAACACTACCGAAATCTGGACAAGTAAAGTCCGCCGCCAAACCTTTAACATGGGCGCTGGAAGGTTTGCTGCCCACAAGACTATTGACCACGGGAGAGCGATACCCACTACTAACACGAATAGGATTGCCAAGAACATTTCTTACGTCCTCTAAATGACTAGCCAATACTTTAAGGTTATCTAACACTTCTGGGGATGGCGTATTATTAAATCCATGACGGATAGCCATTTCAGAAAATGTCAGCTCCTCTAAAGTAAAATGCTCGCTAAGTTGCATTAAGCGCCCGTTTTAACTGGAATACCTAATTTAGTATTTACTTGCGCTACAGCAGTTTCAATACCAAGGTTTATAGCCCAACCAGCAGTATTACGAGCCGCATCACCTACATCACCTTTGATAGCATTAAGACTAGCTTTTACTGAAGCCGCTTTCTCTGCACCAGGCTTGTCGTTAGATAATTCAATTTGAACAAGATTTTCAATTTCAGCAAACACGCCAGAACCGATAATCGCTTGAACAGCATGAGAAAGAATTGCCAATATAAAAGAATTAATCATTTTAGTTCCTACAAGTTATTTTAAAAAATACGCCGTCAATTCGACCCAACCAACCCTCAGTGACCTGGGATTGGCGAGTTTCCTTCGTCATTAGTTGCATCGCTGGCTGGCAATCCAATTTTGTCTGAGCTTGCAATGGTGACGGCTGGATGAATGAACAAGCCTGTAACAGCAAGCACAGCACCAGCAATAGTAGCCAATTGGTCGTCAGTAAGAGGAATGTCAATGTTGAAAGCCTTAGCCAAGCCAACCAATGCGCCAAACAACCCAGACAGCACAGCAACAGTGATTTGACCGTCCTTCCATGCTGTAGGGTTAGCGACACATTGACCTTTTTTGAACACTTGAAAAGCAGCAAATATTTTATTCATAATTACTCCTTATGTTTAATAAACTTTCTTACCAGGCTTTTGAGTCGGTGAGTTATGAATGTCAGTATCACCCCAACTCCACACAGATTGAAATCCGCCTTTTGGCATAGTGCCAGTTTTGTAACGCTCACCCTTGCCATAAGTATCTTGCACTGTTTCTGGACGGATTGAGTTAATTTCGCTTGGTTCAATCTTTTTAACTTTTTCTAACATTTTAATCTCCTTATGCTTGTGCTTCAGTCCACGCTACTAGAGCAGTGATATTAGCTGATGTACCTGTTAAGTTAGTTGCCACGATTGTTACAATATCTGGACCATCTGGGTAAACGCCATTTGGAGTTGTTGGCACAGTATTATTGATACCACCACCTAAAATTGCATTACCTAAATCACGCACGTTAGTTAAGTCTTCCTCAGTCAATGTTGAGTTAGCCGTACCACCAGCGTTGTTAGTGTAGAAAGAGTAAATTGACTCACCACCAGAGAATGTTGTTGCCGAAGCATGGTAAGCAATTTGCGACAAACTAGAACCGCCCACTGGAGCAAATGTACCAGATGCAGGTTGACCATTTAAATACACACTGATTTGGAAGACACCAGTTGATAAAATACGCAGTGTTTGAAGTTTTAATTGCATACGATTAATAATTTCACGCGCACCTAAAACACCAGTCAAACCAGTATCAACAGACGGTCCGAGTCGTAAGCTAATAATGGCGTTGGTTGCACCACCAGCTACAGCTAGAGCAGTAGAAAGACCGCCAGTAAAGCTGAATAACAAGTCATTGTTGAAACCACCGTCCATCACCACTGAAGTCCCCCAGTGTGACATAGAACCAGCAGGACAACCTTGACCGAATGTTGTATTAGGCGTTCCGTTTAAAGCCGCAGCTAATTCTACTGATACTGGCGCAGTTGCAGAGAAAGTAAACGCACTGCCGTTTGTACCATACCCAGTTGCACGACCACAGCCTGTAAATGAAGTGGAAGTAATCCCTGTGTAGGTGATGTATTCCACAGCACCCGTATTGCCTGGTGCAGTTACTTTAATGTATCCGCTTGGCGGGAAGTTAAATGTGCTTGCTACGTTGATTGTTGTATCCGCAGCGCCAACACTGGCAGTGATTGTTGTTATTGGCTGTATAGCAAAAGATTCATAGTGCGCTGGCAAGTTACCAGAACGCATCCATGCTTCAGTATATACGTTGTTGTTTGGAACTTTATGGCAATAAGTCACAGTGCCATTAGTTGTTCTTACACCATAGCGAATGAAACCAGCGCCATACCAAGAGTAATCGATATACCACATCTGGTTTTTAGTGATATCAAGTTTGTAACCAGAAGGACCAGTACCGTCACATGGGTCAATATTCCATTTTGACTGAGGAAATCTAGTTTCAATTGTCAAACTTCCAACAAGACTTGATGCAGTTGCCGCGCGATATTCTGGTGCAATAGTAAGTGATGTTTGGCTTGAAATAGATGTTACTCGATAAGTTTGTCCACGAATAACGATATAACTGTTTGGCGATAGTTGATTTGCAAAGAAAGTACCTGTTCCAGTGACTACGTTAGAGCCACTTGTTACAGCAAGCGTACCAGAAATTTGCTGGGTACTTTGACGGCGCACTGCATACAATGTTTGACCATCATATTCAAAAAACAACCCGTTTTGCGTATCAAAAATACCTACGCGGTGTGACATTCCATACCAAGTGTATGAACTTGCAAAAATAGGGAAGCCTGTTGCTGTCGTTGCTGTTGGCACACCATTAGTATTAAAAGTTAAACTTGTAATTGATGGAATACTTTGAACTTGAAAAACACCATTGTATTGCGCTTGGTCACATCCAGTAATTTTGATGAATGAACCAACGGTCATGTTGTGAGGAAATTTAGTTGATAATGTTCCAACAATTCCAGATGAGGTAATAGTATCTACATACATTGCATTACACATAATTGAGCCAGTGGACATTTGCAACGCTTTACCAGATTGGTAACGGAAGTAACGTCTTGTCTGACGAATAATTTGTGCATTAGGCGAACCAGAACCAGCAGAGAATTGCACACCACCATCATAAGGACGATGAACAGTAAATCCGTTTGGCGTATTATAAAGTGATGTAGTTGCACCAGCCGCAGTAATTGTCCCCGTAGGCGCAGTATTAACTGTAAATTGAAATGTATTTGCTGTTGGAATGGCAGATACAATCCATGTCCCGTTAGGAGCGTTGGTTGTAGCAGTTGTCCCTACAACATAAATAACGTTACCTACAGATAAGCCATGATTGTAAGTTGTTGTGCCTGTCACTGTTGTTCCAGAGTTAGTAAAGGCTGCACCAGCAGTAGTAGATACAGGAATACCAGCACCCGTATAAAATGTTCCGCCATATATATAAGTCTTAGTGGTGTCGTAATAAGAACCTGGCGTGACTGAAATACCTGGATTTAAATTGTATGTGATTAAGTTAGATGCCGTAGTTGCTACTAAGAACCAACCATTAATGTTAGAGTTAGTTGCACCTTGCACATAAATAGGCTGACCGACAGAAACCGTAGGAGTTGATGAAGTACCAATAGTAACAACTTGACCAGTTGTTGTAATCGCATTGACGTTAGTTAATGGTGTGGTTGGATTGTAAAATGCCGTTGGGCGGTTGTTCGTCATATTGATGAACTCCCACTTTGTTGGCTGCAAACCATACTCAAAGTCGGTATCAATTAATGATTGTGGAGATGAAACACGGATTTTAGCTACCGCGTCTAATTGCTCCTCTTTAGGTATAATCTGCATGGTATCTGGCATTTCAATCTCCTGTATCTTGAGTTACGCTACGTTTTTCTTTAATGGTTACGACAAAATAACCGAAAGTTGAGAAAAATGCCATTGTCCCGAACCTTATTAAGTCTGGCTGCACTATTGTGTACCAAGCCAGAGCAAAGGACATTATCAACATCAATATAGTCAACAAGCGGTCTGATATAATTTCTAGTGCGATACGCACTACTTTCAATAAAGTTGTGTCCATGATTATCCCCTAAATTAATGACAATCATATACTACCTTTATTCCTCGTCATCTGTAAAGCCACTGCCCCATTCGTCATCCTGCATCTTCATCTTAATAGCTTCTAACTTTAAAGCACGGTCTATCACTTTAGATTTGTCCGTAATACTTGCCATTGGGTCTGACATAACTTCTTTTAATAACTTACCAATCGCTTCTTCAAGCGCTGGATTTATCCCCTTATCCTTCTTAGCCATTAGCGTTTTGCCTTACGACCAGATTTTTTTGCTTCTCTTTGAGGTTTTTTTCCGTGACGAGGATATAGATAGCTTTGAGCTTCTTTAGAACCCATTGCTTCGTTTTCTCCGCCTTCTCTTTCGCCTCTTGCTTCTTTTGATTCTGCCATGTTGCTCTCCTTATCTAACTGCTGCTGCCGTCATCCCCTGCCTAATCATTGAAATCATCGTCTGTACCGCTTCATTTGGTGCAAGCATATACTGAACCATTCCAATCCGTTTTGAAATGCTCTCCGCTTCACTACGTTCAATTAAACCAGTGTTTAATAGTGCTGGCTTGATTGTTCTTTCCCACTTGTCATAAATACCAGCAGGATTTTCTCTTGATAGTGTAATGCGTAGCGCTTCATTAAATTGACGCATTGATTCTGGGTCTTCTTTAATCAATGGTGCAAGTTGTTCTAATCGCTGTGTCTGACCGCCAGTAATCAATCTTTCAATTTCTTTTACTGGGTCGCCAGTGCCAAGTAATGATTTAGCTTTAGCGGCTGAAGCTGACAATTGTTTTGCTTTTGCTTCACCTTCTTTAATAATGTCTTTAGCTTCTTTTCTAGCTTTGTCTTCAGACTCTTTAGCGGCTTTTGCTGCATCTGTTCTAGCTTTTGCTGCTTCTTTTTCAGACACCCCAGGCAATGCTTTAACGTCAGTGCGTAGTGACTCAGCTAGGCTTGTTGTCTTAGGCACAACACTACCAGCCCGTGTTAATGCGTCAGAATGAGTTTTAATCTTGGCTTGAAGCGTTGGGAATAAATCCAACCATTCTTTATTGTCATAAGCATATTTTTCAACCGCCTTTGCATCTTTATCTTTTAACTGTCTAGCCACAAAGTTACCAGCCTCTTGCTCAACTAAAGCAGGGTCTTTAACTAAGTTAAGTAAATCTTGAACTTTTTTACGAGTAGAAAAAAACTCACCTGGAAGACTAGATGGGTCATACGTCAAATATTCTGGATTAAGCGTATCGGTCTTAGTAATCTTTTTACCAACAGGAATACCGTACTGATTAACAGCACCTTTACCTTCGGCATAGTTTTCTAAAACTTTTGCGTATTCACCGTCCGTGTATTCAGTTTGAATCCTACGAAGTGCGCCATACAAATCTCTAGCTTGTTCATGCAATAGCCCGTCATAGCCTTCAACTTCTTTTCCATTAAATACTTCACCAACTTTACGTCTTACATGGTCAATCGCGTCAAAAGATGTTGGAACGTCACGGAATACAGGATTGCCTTGAGCATCTATGCCATCAAATATTTTTTGCTCTTTAATAGCTTTTTCAATTTTTTCGTAAACGCCGCGAAGTCCAGGTTCAGTAACAGGAGCAAATTGAGTAGTTTCTTTATATTTGCCTTTGATTAACTGTTTGTTCAGATAGTCTTCAAGGTCTTTGTATGCTTTAGTAGAGTAAATACTAATGCCTTGAGCTTCTTTGGCTTTTACTTTTTGATTGATTAATTCTCTAGCGCGTCTGTATTCGCCAGAAATAGCCGCTTCCTCTTTGGACAAGTTATCCACAACAAGTCCCTGCAATCTTTGACCGCTTTGCGCTTGAGTAACATTAGCGTCACCAATAGCGCTGTAAGTAATGCCAGATGCGCCAGATGCTTTTCTACCAGCAGACTCAGCTCTCCGAGCAATGCCTAACTTTTTAGATGCGTCAGTTACCGCTTTATCAATAATCTCTTTAGCTTTTCTATCGCCTTCATCCATAATGACTTGGGCTTGTAACTTGTTTGTTTGCAATACTTTTTGAGCGCGTAATGCTGCATCTTGCCTAATTGCATCAGCATTTTTTTGAGCAGTAGAAATGCTACCTAGCACTGCGCTTTGAGTAGCTTCATCTTTCTTTTGCAACGTAGAAAACAAGTCACGATAAGATTGAGTTTCCTGCTCAGATAAACGAACGCTTGGTCTATTGAACTGAAAAAGATTATTGAACTTGTCTGTATTTCTAAAGTTAGCCAATTCGCGTGTAGCGGCTTCAGCATAATCACTTTTACTTCCTTGTTTTTTAAAAAAATCTACCGCATCTTTAATGACAGGAGCGTGAGTAATTAATGATTTTGCCCCAGCACCAACAAGAGGAGCGCCAAACCCAATAGTGTTTTCAACTAATGAACCTCTAGGAACAGCAAAAGGAGTGCCAGGAATAGATACAGGCGTTTCTGGACGAGGAGTTACTTTGCCACCTAATGTAGATGCACCAGAAATTAATCCAGTAGTTAAGGCTTCAGCACCTCTAGCGCCACGGGCGGCTTGACCACCAGCAGTTAGCCCCATGCCTAAAAATTCAGCAGCAGGAGCAAATGGACCAGCAAGCGGCGCACCAGCTTCTAAAGCCATACCAGCGCCAGTTAAAAGCTCTGGAGTGAGAGCGCCAATCCCAGCACCTAATCCAGTGCTTACGGCTGTATCTTTTGCAATGTCATAACCAGACTCTTTACCACTTGATGTAGCTACAGGCGTATTTGCATCATGGTATTGAAGACCAGATGAACTATCGCTTTTAGTATCGTGATAAACAAGTTGTGGCTCTGCCATTTTATTGTCCTTCAGCTAATGGGAAACTCGCTGGCTTACCGCCAACAATAATGTTTTGTCCTCGCTCAATCTTTCCGTCTTTCAGCGCTTTTAATGCTGCGGCTTCATCTTTAAATTGAGCTAATCCACCATATTTTTGAACGTCAGTTTCAAATTGATTTACATTTTTTGATGTTTGTAACAGTTTAGTGACCTTATCGTCAACTAATGTTTTTCCACCAACACCAACCAATATTCTATTAACGTCTTGCACTGAATACGGAATTATTTTTTCTACTTTTTCTTTTACTGCTGCTACTTGAGCCATTTGCTCTGGAGAACCCCCAGCAGCTCTTAAATCTTTTTCTGCAAGAGTTACGGTTTGTTTTACTAAACCAAGCCATAAGTAGAAGTTAATACGAGAATCACCAGCTTGAGGAGCTTGCTTGTCCATTTCTTCATAGGCTTGTTGTGTCGCGCCACCTGGACGACCACCAGCATACAATGTTGTTTCAGCACGGGTAACGCCAGCTTTAACCTGTTGGAAAGCTCTGTTTTCAGCATCCGTAAGTCCAGATGTTGCCGCACTAACAACGTCTTTATTAATGCCATGCCCAGGATTTGAAATAGCTGATTGAAACACTGGAGGAGAAGCAAGTAATGGAGATTGAGTTAAGTTTTCTAATTCCATACCAAGTGAGTTAGCCGCTAATGTTTCAGCCGCATTGTAACGGAACTGAACAGCGCCAACGCCACCAACGCCAGTACGTCCAGGAGTGCCAACTTTAGACACAATAGAAACGCCTTCTGGCAATTGCTTTTTAAGGTCAACTAATTTGTTGATTGAATATACTTTGCCATCAGAAGCAGTATAGAAATCAGTAGCTTGCTCATTAAGTCTTGCATATTCCATTTTTCGTTTAGCAACTTCATCTTTATCTTTTTGCACCAATTCAAAGGCTTTTCCTACATCTGCTACATTTTCCCCAGCCAATTTAAACGCCGTTGGCAATCCATATTTTTCAAGATTTTGACCGATAAAAGTCGCTCCAGCTTCAGCAATGTGAGCGCGAGCATTGTTAATTCCAGCTTCACGGTCTTTTGCATAAATTTCCATATCTTCTTTTAATCGGTTGTGCAATAACTCTGATTTTGTTTTAAGAGTCTTCATGCTTGTTTCAAAAGCATCTTTCTCTTTTTTGTATAAATCATCACGACCTTTTTGATGACCTTCAAGCATACCGTTCATAGCTGACATGGCTGCTTGTGCATGACCCTTACCGCCAGCACCAATCGCAAATCCAATGACATTAATCAAACTAAATAAAGTCGCTAAATCTTTCGCGTTTTCTTTAGTCGGAATGAACTCTTTAGTCATTAACTCTTTATCAACTTCTTGAAGCTGCGCTCTAACGGGACTATCTTTTATTTGCTGTGCTTCTTTTTGTGAAGCCAATGCTGTAGCTTGGGCTAACTCAGCTTCATTTTGAGCTTTAAATTGCGCTTGTTGACCTTCAAACTTACCGCTTTCAGCAGCCAAGCGGCGTTCTTCAGCTTTTGCTGGTTGCATTGCTTGTAGATACTGTGCGCCAACATTATCCTTGCCTTGTAAAACGGCAGGAGTCATGTCACCAATGTTAGATGAACTTGTCCCAAGGTCTAAAGCCATTATGCAGATACTCCATAATTAGAAGGAATAGTTGATTGAGCCACTTGCGGAGCTGAACCCATTGCTGTTCTAGCAATGTTAGTAAAGTAGTTACTTGTGAGCTGATTAACGTATTGGTCGGCTTGCATACCTGTTTTAATTGCGCCAGTAGCAATAGAATCTCCAATGTTAGAAATTTGAAGACCCAATTGATATTGTTGATTAAGCAATTGTTGACGTAATCCTTCAATTTGCGCTTGGTATTGAGCCGCGCCAACACCGCCTCTAGCTTCAATTCCT